AGTGTAGCCAGCGCACTGGTGGAGCCATTCAAGATGAATGGCGCTGTCCCGTCAAACACAAACGTACTGACTGACTCTTCTGATGGCAATGCAGCAGGGCCAGCATTCAGCGTGAATTTCATCTCAATGCCTTCTACTGCCTGCAGCGTGACGCTCACATTGAAGTAAACGCCGAAATGCTCTTCTTGAGGCGTTTCAGCGTACCGATAAACACTAGATGAATCCGTAATTCCTATCCCGCCAAGTATTGCAATAGGCACAGCAAATTCGCCGGCAATTCCTTGCACTGCGTAATAGTGATCCCGTATCAAATCAACTGAAGATTGCTGAATGTTGGAATAGGTGAGCGTCAGCGTTTGACCGTTAACGAAGTTGGTATTTCTAAAACGTATCGGCCCAATCCCAAACGCGGTGTATTCGCTAATCTGCGGCTGGCCGTGGTTAAAGGTGATCGAGTCTGGATAGACAGTTGGAAAGTCAGCCATTGTTAAATGTCGTAAGGGGCCACAAGCTCAAGCTGCACTGATACTTCAACGCTGCCAGGTGAAAACGTCACCTCAGGCGGGGCAGAGTAAATCCATTGGTAGCCAGTCGGGAAGCTCAACCCTCCGCCATCTGTAATCGACGACGGCAAATCGAACGGCTGGAACCTGTTCTGAATGGCGTAATGGTTGAAGATCTTTTTCTGATCAGCCACCGTTGAGCTGATAAACGTCAGAGACAGTTGATAGTTTGTCGCCGCGTTGTTTCTCCTGATTGAAACCTGATCGCCTGACAAGGTTGCCGCGCGATAAACAGCAAACGACCCAGGAACATAAGTCCGCGTCTTAGGAGTCAGCGTTGGAAAATCAGCCATGATCAGCCGGTGTAAGGGTTGCCGTCGTCATCAGCTCCCTTCCAACTTGCCAACACTGTTGAGCCATCGTTGCTGAATTCCCATTCGCCGTCTATGCGAGCTTCTCTGAGCGGCTGGGGAGATACACCTCCTGGGTTATAGGCTCGAAGAGAAGCCTTGTTTGATGGTATAGGGTTTGGGGTTTGTGAAAGACTGCCGTATCCATCGCCAGCGATATCTCCAATCGTTGCTCCAAAGCCTCCACCAGTTAAGAAATCGGCCCCTCTTACAAAAACGTGACTACGCCATGGGACGCTAAACACGCCATTTACGCCAACGTGTTGATTAGTTTGATAGTTGTAATAGTTGACCCACGGCGACCATTCAAGAGTTCCATCAGGGGAAGTGTACGCAGGTTCTAGCGTCCGGTAACTTAGTCCAATTTTTCCATAGGCTGACCCAATGGTCACATAAGGGTCTTGCGTTGTTCCGTCATAGGCGTAAAAGCCTGTAAGCATTGCATATTGCTCCTGTTGCCATTCTCCTACGCTGTTTTGCTCGTATGTCGTTCTGGTTCCTTTGAATCGTACATACGAATACTGCGTCACATCAGGGACAACAACCGCAGTCTCTCCAAGCTGAATTGGCGGGCCGTATCCGTCTTCGCTTGAAGAGTCAGGGCATTGACCCTCAACGATGATCGCGTAGCTAATGTCTGCTGTTGTAATAGAAGAAAAGAAATTGCCGCTGATAGGCGTTGTTACACATTCACGCAGTGTCTTAACACCCGTCGCTTTATCCAATCTGTAATAGCAAACGCGACCACCTGAGCAAGGCAATTCGCTTGCAGCAACTTGAACTTGGTTCCCTGGGGTAGCGGATGACCCGCCATAGCCTGTGTTCGAACCTGAAATTGTCGCTGCTGAAGAGTTACCGGCATCCTCTTCCAGTGGATCAGGAGGGTTGTTGCTTCCTTCAGGGAAGGGAGCGTCTGCGCTTTCGGTACTGCCGTCCGCGTCAAGCGGCAACGGAATTTCGGCTCCAGTATCCGCATCAGGAGGAGGTGTCCCGCCACCACCTGATGAAGAGCCAACTAATGTCGTGGCGCTTGAGCTGTTTTCATCATCATTAAAGGCACTGCGGCCAACGTCGATAGTGTTCCCTGCTCCACTAGCGGCATCAACCTGTCTGGCAACAATGCTGCGCCCCTGGCTATCTATGGGAAAATGCGTTAAATCGTAAGCAATAGTGCTGGCAAAAGATTTTTCAATTCGGTTGATCTCATAGAGCTTGTCATGATATTCAGAGTCACCTTCACTTGTCTCACGGCGCAAGCGAACACGGACAAGGTCGCCAATAACTAAAGCGGCGTTGTAGCTGCGTTCCCGCACGGTAAGGCGCAAATGATGGGTGATGAATTTGCGCTGAGCCAGTCGGAATGCCCCAACCTTCACCGCATGATCTTCGTTGGTGCAATAGTTGCTGAGGTCGATGTCTACAAAAGGCCCTGACGCCGCTTCGTTTTCATATCTAACTTGGACAGTCCGCACAAGTCCAAAATCAGCTTCTGGCTGTTGACGCCATTGAACAACAAAGCAAACAGGCTCCCTGTCTTCCAAACTGATGTATTCAATCTCAAAGCCGCCATCAACGACATGCTCCTCAGTAAACGTAAACTCAGGCGTAACTTGGGTAGTTTTGATCGTGTGATCTGTGTTGTAGGGCAACCTTGGCGTCAAACCAAATTTGCCGCCAGAGTTGGAGACTCGCAGCAAGAAATTCACAGACGTGGCCTGAAGCCAGTCCAGGAGGTTCTGGCTTTCTTTTAGCTGACCGTTGAACAAGAATCCATTGGCATCAGCAAACTTTGCCGCTGTCGTCAATGCCGTGTTGTCGATTAAATCATCAGCAAGGCGATTGTTTTTCTGAAATAGATATTTGACCAGATCAACAAAATTATCAGACGAACCAGTCACACCGTCAACCAAGCGTGTCAGCTGCAGCCCTTCCCTAATGAATGCGTTGATGCTCTTAAATTCTTTGTCAGCCTTGTAGTAATTCAGCTGATGCTCAAAACTTAAAGTAGTGAGCCCGCTATAAGACCCTGAAGTCCCGCAAAACGTCGGGGCACTGTTTTCAACGTAATCGAAGTCATACAAAACGCCATCAGATTGCTTGTAATAAACAGACGGCCCCGCTCTTAGGCTTTGTCCGCTCGTTAAGCTGAAAATGCCCGAAATGTAATAAATCCCATTCACGGGTTGAACAACAACGTCATAATGATCGTCAATCTGATTACCGGGATTCCAAGTTCCAGCCCTGCCGTCATAAACCTGATTGTAGGTTCCGCGCCTGCTGTTTCCGTAGAACAAGTCCCTGACTTGAACCCGAGGAAGCTCACCTTCTGATAAGACAAAAAGGAATTTAATTTGGAAGGTTTGATGCGAATTCAGGATTGTAGTGGTTCCGTTGTCAAAATCTTCTTCAATAATTGGATTTGAAAAAGCCCCCTCTGTTATTTTTGGCTGTACCATCACGCCGCCGTTGCTGTTGCGACGTCGGCAAAAAATGATTGGTATTGGCTCACCAGTCTTAAAAGATTCAACTGGCTTCTCAACGTCTGGGTTCCCTGCAGCCGCTTTAGCCGCAAGCTCACCAACGCTCAACCCCGTCTGAGCAGACAGCAAGAAAAGAGGATCTTGAACGCGGATGCTCATAGCTGAATCGGGACTCCCACTAAGCGGTTGTTTGCCGTGCGGCTCGGGATCTGAGCGCCAACTGGGGCAATCGTAGAGCCAAGATCAACAGACAGCTCAGTCAAAGAACTGCTCATCTTTGAGACATAGCCCAAGAAGCTCCCAATCAATGTCTGACCAGACTGGGGAGTGTCGACACCTAAGCGCGAGTCAAACTCATAGGTTTGCAGTTGGCAGAGATGCTTAAAGCTGAATGCTGCCTGAAATGCAGAAATCGCCAGCGAGGTTGCAGGCAAGGTTAGGGTCACTGTCTGCTCACCGATTGCAGAACTTTCAGCAATGCCATCCCAAACAAACGGGAAGAACCTGTAAGTCTTAGATGAAACCGTGACAGATTGATTGACGTAGAAATTCTGCCACAAGTGATGATCAGAACCGCCTGAGGTGTAAAGGCGCAAAAACTGCGACTGTGCTCTATTGCCGCTCATCAGCTAATCCCCGCAAAACGACGTGCGCCATAGCTGCGCCCGTTGCGCGTGACGGCAGAAGCCACGTCACGGATGCCAGCCTCGAACTGAGCCATGGTGACGTAATTGGTGCCGCCTTGCTGCATCACTGGCCCTGTCGTGATGTTCACAGGCCCAACATACCCGCCTTCCGCATACGCCGGAATGGCCCCAGGGCCTCTAACACCAGCAAGAATGTTCTTTGCAAATCCTTGCGCCTTGCCAGCCGGAACGATGTATTCAGGGCCAGCCTCTCCAACAACAGCAAGCTGAGCCCCGTTGACCATGCCGCCCTTGGCGAACTGCGGAATGCTCACGTTAGGAATGTTCGGGATTGCAGGAATGCCGAGCTTGCTTGAAATCCTATTCACACCCTGAATCAAAGAGTTAATCCTGTTGATCGCTGCATTGATCGCATTCCCTACAAAGCCCAACACGTTGTTGATGATGCCTTTGATAAAGCCAACAATCGTCTCAAAAGGTGCGCGGATGGCAGCACCAATGGCCGAAAACACATCCTTAAACGGCTGCAGAATGCCGCCCAAGAATTCACCGATTTGATCTCTGAACGCAAAGATTGCAGCTCCTGCACCAATCAACAAAGCAGCCCAGCCAACAGGCCCAGTGAACACACCGGCAATAATTGGCAGCAAACCGCTCAAAGCACTTCCAACACTTGCAATCACAGGCGCAAAGCCTGCAATGGTTGCGCCGATCTTCAAAGCAGCTAGCGCAGCAAAGGCACCTTTAACCAAGCCAATGACTGGCGCTAAAACAGTCATTGCGACACCTAGAGCAGTCACACCAGCGACAATGCTTTGAACAGGGCCAGGCAGCGCATTGAATGCGTTAATCGCACCCTCAAGGATGCCAACCAATGACTCAAGCGCCGGCAACAATGCTTCAGTCAATCGCAAGCCAAGATCGCCAAATTTCTCTTGCATATTTTCTAGGCGATCATTGAACGCCGCAGCTTTATCAGCAAAATCCTGCGTCAGGGATGTGCCCATGTTGCGCACAGCTTCGCCGCCACTATTCAACAAAGGAATCAACTCTGAACCGATACGGGTTCCAAAAACAGCAGACGCCAAAGCCGCCTTTTCTGATCCATCCGCCATCCCTTGGAAACGATCTGCAATGTCAAGCATCACTGCATCAGCAGAGCGCAGATTGCCGCTTTGATCTTTGACTGAAACACCTAGACGCTGGAAAGCTTCAAAAGCAGGCCCTTTTGCTTTCTCAGCAGCCATGTCCATGTTCTTAGTCAATGCTGGGAAAGCACGCTCAAGGCTCTCAATGCTCGTGTCACTCAGCTCGGCAACCTTGCGGAACTTATCCAACGTCGGCGCTGCAATACCTGTCCGCTGCGACAGCTTTGACATTGAATCAGCAGCATCCAGATTCTTTTTGGCAAATGCTGCAATTCCTGCCACACCTAAAACAGGCAGAAAGCTGCGCATTGCGCCAAGCGCACCAGAAGCCGCCCCACGCAAACGACCCATCGCCGTCGTTGCTTTCTTCGTCTGCCCCGTTACCTTCCCCAGCCCTCTCTCTAATCCGCCAATCTGGCTCTGACCAACAACGTTCGCCTTAATAGTCAGCGCGGTGGTCATGTCCATAGCCATGGCTATTTCTCGCGCTCATTCAGTGTCTCAACCACTGTAGCTTCGATGATCTGCAAATCATCGAGCATCTTGCGTGGCTCATCGACCGCATACAGCTCAAACAACCAGCGCACAGCGTTGTAGTCCAGACCCACGATTGCGCCAGTGCTGACGCGCCATTGCGTCTGCAGCTTGAGGAACATACAAACAGCAGGCCAGGCCGCTGGAATCACCTCAAAATCTTGAACGCGCTTTCTTTCTGGCAACTCAATGCCGAACAACTTGGCGTCTTCTGCTGTCTCGTCGATCTCTACGCCGCCAGCCCAATACTTGGCGGCCCCGATCAGTTTCCCCGCTTTTCCTCCACAAGCGAATTGAAATACGCCTCGATGAGAGTGCCTGCCATCATTGGCAGCTCTAGAAGCTGCTCCTTTGTGCGACGTGTGAACGGCAAGGGCTCACCGTCACCGTCCACGATGCCCTCCCAGCCAACAACAACCTCATCAGCAATGCTCACGTCTGAGATGTCGATCTCAGCGCCATCAATGCGTTGCTGCACTAACTCTTGAATCTCAGTAATGCGAGATTGAGGCAGGCGCTTGAACTCTGCCTCAAACTCTTGCTTTTCTCGCCGTCCCCCTGAAACAGGCAGCCTGTAAACAATCGGCCAGCTGTAAGAATCGGAGTCCTTAAGGACAAGCGCCATTAGGTG